TTGCCTATTGAGTTAAATCCATTTGTGCCTAGATCTACTATTGTCAAACCCAAAGTAATTGCAGAATTATTAATTTGTATAAATCCATTATTTGAAGAATCTATATAACCACTCATTAAAATATAATTGTTATTATTGTAACTAGAGGAAAAAGTACTTTTGCTTTGATTCCCAATATAAGTTCCATTTGTTCCAAATATAATTGGAGAATAGGGACTTGCAATACCTTCACTTCTTGTAAACCACGCTGATAAATCCGCATTAACCGCTTTTTTGGATGGATAAAAAGTTGTGAATTGTGGTGCAGTAATTGTAGTAAAATTAAAACTATCATTAGTACCATCAAAACTTAAACAAGGTTTTGCGGCAGCTACTCCAGTCAAAGTTAAAACATTACCACTACTAACGATTTGCGGCTGATTCGCTGCCGTTGTTTGCGTTGCGTTATATCCATTACCACTTTGGTCGTACCAAGTAGTCACAAATCCATTTGTGCCACTACAAAAAGTAGTGAGTGCAGTTGTGTCAAGATTTGCCGAACTGAATCCAATGTCTTGCTCTGCGTTATCACTTGATCTACGCACACGAATAGCATTGCCCGTGTATAACGCTCTTAATTTACGCAATGAATAGGCAGCGGCTGCGTTGGGATATTCATCTAAAAGTAAACCAATGGTAGTGCTACCAATCAAACCCAACTGCGTCGGCAACTGCCCAGCAACCAACTTGTCACCGAACAATTTTTCATTAAAGCCACGCATTATCCCGAAGTCAGGCATCTCAATAATCTCCTTTTACTGCGAATATATTAACTCCAGCCGTGATGGCAACCGTTGTCCCCACTTTTACCACTTGACCTGCTTTCAACTGCAAATCAGAGTAAGCAGTCACAGCCCTTTGTGATGTCTGCGTAGTTGATGCGGTAATACCACTTAAAACAACTTCATCAAACAACTTGAAATTTGCACCACTTGAATCACTAATAAAGATTAGCACCAAAGTTCCTGCATTTGTTCCAGCAACCTTTGCCCCAATCTGCGTGATTTTCGTGCCGTTTGTTGCAGCAGTTAAAAGCGTGACGGTGTTTGTCATCGTTGCACCTGTTCGGTCGGTCGTTGCACCTGTTACCGTTGCGAATGCAAGTTCTGGTGATAGTGCGAATATGGGTGATGTATTTGCTGGCATTTTAGTAGTTATAGAATAAGTATAGATTACCACCCGTTGAAGGTGGAATGTTTAAGTTTGTCAAATTAGAACCGTCAACGGCTGGAAGTTTAGCAGATGCATCCAACTGAACCAATTGAGATGCTCCGTTGAATGTGTTTCCTTGCTTTGTAACGGCAGATGATAACCGTGAATCACTCAATGTACCACTTGCGATATTTGATGCGTTTGTGGTGTCTACATCGACAACATTGCTCAACCCCACTTGTGCTTTTGTGGTGGCGTGTGGGTTGCTTGTATTGGATGTGTGTGATGTAAGGGTTGAAAGGTTTGCGGTGATCTGTGCCTGTAACTTTCCGAACGCACTCAACACGGTATCAGTTGCAGAAATCACGGCATTGGTTGCCAATGACAAACCGGTCAACACAACTGCTCTAACTCTCGCTGCGGTGAAATACTCGTTTGTTCCCTCGCTTATGTCCGTTGTTGTCAATACAACTGCACCCGTCTTTGTGTTTACGGATTGGACATTACCAGCAGCATCTATTGTTAATGTATTTGAGGAGTCATTATAAGTCAGAGTAACATTAGCCCCTGCTAATAACATCTGTGCTACTCTATCATCTACTCGTTCGTTTGTAAAGTAAAGATTAGTTACTTCAGGTATATCAGCAGTAGTTACTGCTTTGTTTTGCCACTTAGACAAGGTAGAGTTATAGCTAAGTAAATTATTGTTAGCTAAGGAAGAAATTTGGACATCGTCTAGCGCAGTTAATAGTTCCTCCCCTGTAACTAGATTTCCTCCAAAAGTAACACCATCGCCAATATAAACTTTCTTCGTGTCTATTACATAGATAATCTCCCCTTGTGCGAACACAATGGGCATCCTATCTATTTCTAATCCACGTCTTAGTTTAATTGCCATAATACAAATATAATATATTTATTAAAAATTGCCACCATCAAAACTAAAACCTCCTCCAGGAACTAAAAAAGTACCTCCGTCTATCTCTAGTACTCCTGTACTTGCATCATTGGTAGTTGTGTTAATCCATAGATCTAAGGCTGCATCGTATACTAGTACTTGTCCGTTGGTAGGAGAAGACAAAGAGACGTCGTCTAGGGCGGCTAATTGAGAAACTCCTACTGCATCTTGCTTAAGGTCTTCTAAAGAGTACTTAACTGTTTTATTAGTAATCTCAGAGACTCCTAGTATATGTGTAGGGAGTTCTTCTGGTAAGGCTGATATTCTAACAACAGTTCCTGGTATGTGAGTTGTTTGGCTCATATGGCGATGTATTCTCCTTGTTCAGTTATTAATGCGATTTTTTCTATTCTTCCAGAAGGCAATCTATTATCACAGAATAATAACTTGTAGTCTGGATGTTTTTCTTGAAATCTAATACTTCCGTTAGGAAGACTGCTATCTCTAAGTAAAGTTGTCTTAAAAGAAACTGTTATAGGTAGTCCTCTAAAGGTTATTACGTCCTCTTCTAGAGAGTATACGTTAGTTAGTAGACTAGATTCTTTTTTTAGTATTAGTGCATCCTGTGGATTTATATAAGCATAAACGGAATAAGCATCAAAAATTTTTTGAATTAACTCTTCTGCATATCCATTTTGACTCCACATAATATGTTATATCGTTACTACCTCTACGTTAGATGGATAGATTGCCTCCAGTGCTGACTCAACGGCATTAACGAGCAAAGTTTCTGCTGCCAATGTTTCGTAATCCGCAACCGATAATTCCAAGTTTGAAAAAGTGGTGTTAAAATCTTCAATGCCTTGAATCGGGGCTTTGCCTTCTGCCAATGCTTGTACACTTGCAAAAACAAAGGTTGCGATTTGGGCGGGGATGATTCCGTCTTTTTGTGATTTGTTATCCGAATATCCTTCGGCAATAACAACAACCGATCCACTTGGGATGCTTAATCCCGATGTCAAATTTACGGGGGTGTTAATTTGTATAAGTTTCATATTTTTATGTATAAATAAATCTTGTTGTGTTTGGCATTTGTCCGTTCAATCTTGACCTCAATGTTGATTGTGTTATGTTATACAAGTCGCTTACTTCTTTTGCACAAGAATAGTAAACTCCAGTATATGTGTCTAAAACAATCTTTGCTTTTGGCGCACCTCCATAAGAACGAATTTTTGATAACTTGTTTTTTGTTTCTTGTGATACAATTGTTCCTTTTTTTGCTTGACTTAATTTTGGGAATTTTTTGCCAATTTTACTTAAACCCATTTTATTCTTACTTTCATCCGAATGTTTCTTGCCAAAGAAGGCATTTTTTTCACCCCATAAATCACGATTCCTTGCACCTTGTCTAATTGCTTCTAATGCTGCACCTGTGTATATTCTACCCTTAGAACTTGATGCGGTTGGGCATAGATTACAACACCATTGATTCCCAAAATGCTCATCAATATATCTTTGTTCAAGAAAGTCCAAATGTTCATTTCTGCAATGTACAATAATTTCAAATTTGAACATTCCGTATTTGTTTACGATGGCTTGAATCTTTGGATTTCTATGTTTGTTTTTAGACGCTGATTCTTTGTGAGTGCCTTTTCTACGCTGCAAATCAACGGCTTGACCATAATAATAATAATTATTATTGTCCCAATACAAACGATATATTCCACCTTTATTCATTAATGCAAATCTATCCAAGAACTTCCATTATACACACACAATTTCAATGTAGTTATGTCCATTACCATCAAACCCGTGGCAGGTGTTGCAATGGCGTTCTTTTGGGTTGTGGTCATTCGGGGTGGGAGGAATCCTTTGGTGGTGGAATCCGCTTGTAAAATTGCACTTGCTTGTACTGATGTTGTATTAATGTAAG